ATTGTGGAGTCTTTTGGACACGTATAGAGTCATGGGCAACTCCAGGAATACCCGATCTACATGGTGTGGTAGACGGTCATGCTTTTTGGGTAGAATTGAAAGTCCATAGGTTAAAGTCGCTAAAGTCATTAAAACTAAGTCCGCATCAAATATCGTGGCAAACTCAGTATTTTTCTAAATCGGGCAGCGTCTGGAACTTGGTTGCTCATCCTTCCTCCCAAACCCTAAATATATTTAGTGGGGGGAGAGCCATGGAAATAGGGGGATTGACAGAGAACAAAGGAGAGTTGATTCCTGATTATTCTACCACGATCCCTTATGACTGGAAAGGGATAATGTCTCACTTTCTTTCATAATCTATCCAAGTCTCACTCGCATTGAGAGAGAAGCCGATCAATTTTGATCAAAGAACCTCGGACCGTAGGGCATGGCTTATTGATCACGATTGATCCACTTTGATCATGTTTGATCTAAAGACCACGGATTATAAAAGATTATAAAAGATTATAAATGACTTGCATATTGAGAGATATAATGTTACTCTTAAACAATAGTTAATAACAACAATAACTCCGTAGAAAGGGAGACGTATAATGACTAAACTAGCAAAGAAAACTCAGGCTCCAACTAAAGCAGTTGTGAAGTCTGTTGAACTATGTGTCAATGGTCACGAATTATCGTACAATGACATTACTACTTTTATCAAAACTGAGGCAGGTGGTAACGAGGCGAACGTTCATATTGTTCCGTTACCTAATGTAGATTTAAAAGGGGACAAACCTGTTCCTTTCGGTTATGGTGGTAAACCAGATGGCGTGCGACGCACCATACAAGATTGGATGCTTAAAGGTTATAAGGGTGACACGTCCTTAAAAACCATATTAAGTAGAGCCACTAAGCTTGGACATTCAGCTACTAAACCTGTCTGCCTTCATGCCTTGTTGCATGGTGGATATTCACCGTCCAGTAAATACTGGATGACTCCATATGTTAAGCTTGTCGTAAAGGCTTAGTCTTTAGGGAGGGTCGTAACTGACTCTCCCTTTTTTACAGCTTGTGGATCACGATCATGCTTGATCCTACTCGCACGAGACTCCACTCGCACGAGATTCCTTCACATATATGTAGACACATGCGTATATATTGACATACACCATAGATCAAGTTTGATCGGTAAGGCTTATAAAAAAGTTTTATCAAACTTTATAATTATTTATAAATATTTATAAAAAAGCTTTACATATATTTTAGGACGTGCTACAATTAGGTGTAACACTTTTGTTACTAACTTAAAAAAGGGGCATTAAAATGCAAACACAACAAAAAACTACTACTAATAAAACAGCAACAATAAAAGCTTTACCTAGTTTACAAATTACCAACGGTAAAATTTTAACATACCAGGACATACGTACATTTATACAAAGCCATTGCAATGGCAGTCTTATGTTATGTAACGTTGTACCTTTACCAAATTGTAATTTAACGGGCAAAGGTAACCCAACGCCATTTGGTTTTACAGGTGGCAGGGGTAAGGTACTTAGCCAATTAGGTGGGGTACGTAGTGCCTTAATTAAATGGCATGTATTTGGTTACAATGGTAGCTTTAATTTAAGTACTATTTTAAATAATGGTGTAAGCACTATAATTAATAATAAAAAGGTAAAAGTGGGGCATAGTAAAACTAGCCCAATAGTAACACTTGCTTTATTAAATGGTGGTTTTACCCCTACTAATAACCCAAGCTGGGGCACAAGTTTTATTAAACTACAAGCCGTAAACCCTACTAAAAAAGCCTAGCAAACACTTGCCAAGCCGTAGTAATTTACGGCTTGGCTTTACCTATTGTTATTTGTTTTGGGGCATTGTTGCCCCCCCTATACCCCCCACCCCCCCTATTTGGACTGGTTTGGTATTACCTCTTCCTGTAATACCAAGTTTTGGACAGTTTTTCGAATCCAAAAAAATTATAGATTACCAAAAACGGAGTCCATGATTCATTGACCCCACCCCCCTATATGTGTGAAAAGGTGATAGGTTCATTGTCTAGCAAAAATTTTCGATGTATAAAGATAATATGACGATAGATACAGGTTTGATACCAGAAGAAAAGTTGAAGAACTACGCTACTTTGTTAGAGCGAGCGAGGCAAATGAAGGAAGCGGAACATGCCCAAGAAAACTTTATGGGTTTTGTTAAGAGTGTGTGGCCTGAGTTTATAGAGGGCAACCACCATAAAATTATAAGCAAGAAATTTGACCGATTGGCAAAAGGAGAGTTGAAACGATTGATCGTGAATATGCCACCACGACACACGAAATCTGAGTTCGCGAGTTATTTATTACCTGCGTGGTTGATGGGAAAGAAACCAAGTTTGAAGATTATGCAAACAACGCATACGGCTGAATTGGCTTTTAGATTTGGTAGGAAAACGAGAAACTTGATGAATTCATCAGATTACAAAAAAGTATTTTCAGCGGTAAATTTGCGAGCGGATAGCCAAGCAGCAGGACGTTGGGAGACGGATAAAGGCGGAGAGTATTTTGCTGCTGGTGTGGGAGGAGCGGTTACAGGTCGAGGAGCGGATTTATTAATAATTGATGACCCCCATTCCGAGCAAGACGCATTAAGTCCAAGTGCTATGGAACATGCGTATGAATGGTACACTTCTGGACCGAGGCAAAGACTCCAACCAGGAGGCTCTATTGTATTAGTTATGACGCGATGGGCAGAAAATGATTTGACAGGTAAATTAATACGCCAACAAAGCCGAGATATCTTAGCAGACCAATGGGAAATAGTAGAGTTCCCTGCGTTGATGCCAGAAACGGATAACCCTTTATGGCCTGAGTTCTGGGAAAAGAAAGATTTATTAGCGGTAAAAGGATCGTTGTCGGTAGCAAAATGGGAAGCACAATGGCAGCAGAATCCGACGAGTGAACAATCGGCTATATTAAAAAGAGATTGGTGGAACATTTGGGAACAGAAAGAGCTACCCCCTTTATCGTATATAATGCAATCTTATGATACCGCTTTTAGTAAACAAGAAACAGCAGACTATAGTGCGATAACAACATGGGGAGTATTTTACCCTGATGAAGGAGGACCTCCTAATATTATATTAGTAGATGCGAGAAAAAATCGCTGGGATTTTCCTGATTTGAGAAGAATTGCATTAGAGGAATATAAGTATTGGGATCCAGAATGCGTATTAATTGAAGCAAAAGCGAGTGGTATGCCATTGACCCAAGAGCTAAGAAACATGGGGATTCCCGTCATGAATTATAGCCCAAGTAGAGGAAATGATAAGTTCACTCGAGTAAATTCTATTGCACCTTTGTTCGAAAGTGGGTTAGTATGGGCTCCAGATACTACATGGGCTGAGGAAGTGGTAGAAGAATGTGCTGCTTTTCCAGCAGGAGAGCATGATGATTATGTTGATACAGTTACGCAAGCTTTGCGAAGATTTAGAGAAGGTGGCTTTATCCAACACCCAGAAGATTATTATGAAGATAAAATTACTATTGTCAACAAAAGGAAATATTATTAATGGCTGAAACACAACGTCCTAGCAATATAGAGAAATCTTTAGTAGAAGCACCAGAAGATAGTTTCACTCTTTCTGATGAAGAGCTTTCCATTTTAAATGATCAAGAAAAGGAAAACATTTCTATAGAAATAGAAGAAAACAATGAAGGTGGAGCAGAAATAATGTTCGGCGAACAAATGACCGTTGTTTCTGAACCTGATGATTTTTTTGGAAACCTTGCAGAAACTTTAGATGAAACAACTTTAAGTGAAATCGCTAGTGATTTATCAGGATTAGTAGAAGATGATAAAGTAAGTAGAAAAGATTGGGAAGATGTTTATACAAAAGGGTTAGATCTATTAGGATTAAAATATGAAAACCGTACAACACCTTTTGAAGGAGCAACAGGAGTAATCCATCCTTTATTAAATGAAGCCGTGACACAATTCCAAGCAGGAGCATATAAAGAAATGCTTCCGAGTGGTGGTCCTGTTCGTGCTCAAATTGTAGGAACACCAAGTCCAGCAGTAGAACAACAAGCCGTTCGTGTTCAAGAATATATGAATTATCAAATTATGTACAAAATGGAAGAGTTTGAGCCAGAACTCGATCAAATGTTATATTATTTAGGATTAGCGGGAAGTGCGTTTAAAAAAGTATATAATGACGAAACATTACAAAGACCTGTAAGTAAGTTTGTTCCTGCAGAAGATGTGATTGTACCTTACACAGCTACAGATTTACGCTCAGCAGAAAGAGTAACACATGTTTTGCGTATGTCAAAAAATGAATTACGGAAACTTCAGGTAGGTGGTTCTTATCTTGATATGGATATTTCTACTTCCGATGATGATCCTAGTAGTATTACAGAAAAATATGATGAATTAGAAGGATTAAGTAAAACAGGACCAGATGATGATGTTACTTTATATGAGTGTCATTGTTATTTAGATTTAGAAGATTTTCCTGATGTAGGTGAAGATGGCGAACAAACAGGTATAAAACTACCGTATATTGTAACTACTTGTTATGATACGAATGATATTTTATCTATTCGTAGGAATTATTCTCCTGACGACCCTATGAAAAGTAAACTTCAACATTTTGTTCAATATAAATTTACTCCTGGATTAGGCTTTTATGGCTTTGGTTTGATTCATTTATTAGGTAATTTATCAAGAACTGCTACTTCTAGTTTAAGACAACTAATAGATTCTGGAACTTTAGCTAACTTACCTGCTGGTTTTAAAGCTAGAGGTTTAAGAATTGCTGATGATGCTGAACCATTACAACCAGGAGAGTTTAGAGATGTTGATGTTCCAGGAGGGGATATCCGCACAAGTTTAATGGCTTTACCTTATAAAGAACCTAGTCAAACGTTATTTCAATTAATGGGTTTTGTTGTAGGAGCAGCTGAAAAATTTATAGGAACAACGGATTTAGCTGTAGGTGATAGCAGCCAAGAAATGCCTGTAGGAACAACCATTGCATTGTTAGAACGTGGAGCAAGAATAGTTAGTTCTGTTCATAAACGTCTACATGCAAGTATGAAAATAGAATTAAAGATGTTAGCAAAAATATTTGGAGAAGACCCAACACCTTATCCATATGAAGTAAACCAAGACAAACAAATTAAAAAACAAGATTTTGATGACAGAATAGATGTGCTTCCTGTTAGTGATCCTAATATGTTTAGTATGTCTCAAAGAGTTGTGTTAGCACAGGAACAATTAAAATTAGCTCAAGCTGCACCTGACTTACATAATTTATACGAAACATATAAAAGAGTGTATGAAGCATTAGGAGTAAATAATATAGATCAAATATTAAAACCTCAAAAACCTTCAGAACCTCATGATCCAGCTACAGAAAACCAAGAAGCTTCTGAAGCAGCAATGGGACAATTAAAATTACAAGCTTTTGCTGAACAAGATCATGATGCTCATATTGCTGTTCATGCTGCTTATATGAAATCATTAGTTGCTCAAATGCAACCACCTGTGCTTATGACTTTAGAAAAACATATTTACGAGCATATTGGATTGAAGGCACAAGTTATGGCTAGTCAACAAATGTCTCCTGAACAGGCTAAACAAAATCCTGAGGCCATGTCTAATTTAATAGCTCAAACACAAGCACAATTAATACAACAATATTTAGAAGCTAATCCACCTGCTTCACAAGATGACCCACTTGTAGAAATTAAAAAGCAGGAGATAGCTTTAAAAGCAAAAGATCAAGCCGAAGATCAAGCTCATCAACAAGCTGAACTTCAATTTGATAGAACAAGGTTAGCCGAACAAAGTCAAGTACAACGTGAACGTATTCAAAGCTCTGAAGATATGGCTATGCTTAGAGCTCAACAATCTTTGCAACAAAATAAGCAAAGAAATTAAAAGGAGGAAACTATGGTTGAATTAATGAACCGTTTAAAAGAACCGTCATCTTATGCTGCTTTAACAGGAGTGTTTGCAATGTTAGGAGTAGTAATTCCTAATGAATTATGGCAAAGTGTGGTTATGATAGCTTGTGGTTTATGTGGAGCTGTTGGATTTTTTATTAAAGAAAAGAAATAAGGAGAATTAAAATGTCAACTGGAAGAACTGAAGAAGAGATAGAGTATATGCTAGAAATGAAAGAATTGGATGAAGATTTCGATATGGATCCAGATTTCGATATGCCAGAAAAATTAAATAAACAACAACTAAAAGATTTGCTAGGCAAAAAGAAAAACGGAAACAAAAAGAAAATTAAAGTTGCAAAGAAAAAAGGCGAAATGAAAATGATGGCTAA